ATCACTACCCTGAACAATGCCGTCGGGTTGATACACCTTGGCATTCCACCATGCGCCGGTAAAGTCTCGCACCTTGTTGGCTACTAACATTTCGTTAGCGTCCTTCAAGGGTAGCTTTACTATCTTTAGCTTGCTTGGTGAGAACAAGTCCTTGATGTCATCCACGGCCTGTTGGCCTGCCTTGTCAGTGTCAAAGCAAACCACCACGTTGTCATACCCTTCGAGGAAGTCTAGGTTTTCCTTTATCTCCTTAGCTGCTGATGATGCACCGTTACGCAATGAGACCACATCCCACTTACGCTCGAACATTTCAGACACGCTGAGAGCGTCTACCTCGCCTTCTGTGATGGTTATGTACTTACCCTTACCTTTGCACGTCTGTTGACCAAATAAGCCCACATTGGTGGTTATATCGCCTGTAACGTGAAAGTCTTTGGTTTTCACATGGCGTATCTTTGTGGCCTTTAGTTCGTCACTGTCGGTGCTGTAATATGGGTATATGTGCTTTGCTATCTCACCGGCAGCATTGTACTCCACCATGACACCGTACTTTCTACACGTCTCTTGGCTAAGTCTTCTGTCGGGTATAGCTGCAACAACACCTGATGATGTCATATCTTCCAATGGCCTCCTTGGTTGGGGCTGTAGTGTTACTACATTGCCATTTGATTGTTCGTGATGACCGCAACCTGCTGAAAAGCAATGCGCTGACCCGCTGCTATAGCGAGCCAGTGCATCTTTAGAACCACACTGGGGGCATGGTTCATGCCTTACAAACGGATCATCCTTGCCGTGGCTATAGCTCTGCATCTATCCCACTGCTGTCCTCGGCTACCTCTACAACCCTAATAGCATTCAGGTATGTAGGTGTGCCGTGTACAGGGTGCGGAGTGCCTGTTTTGTAGCTTAGGCGTACCACAGAACCCCGTGGGATGTTACCCACAAAGGGTTGATCGTTAGCGTCAATAACCTTGACGTTGAACTTACTAGCAAACTTGCGTTGCTTGTCTCCATTGTAGTCCTTCAGCTTTACACCTTGTTCAGACAAAATCTGTGCGTTTTCATCGTCCAAGGTTACAGTTAGGGTATACCGTCCTGTGTCCTGTCCGTTATACACCTCGGTGCTGTCCAAGTGAGCGAAAGCTGCTTTACCACTTACTACTGCCATGTTATCTACCTCTAAAGTTTACTTAAGTTTACTAAAGAGAACTTAAGACATATCATAATGATTAACATAATGTTTACCTTTGTTCTCTTTAGAGTACTAGTATAGCATTATTTTCCTTGTGTCAACCTCCTTACCTCTAAAAGTTTGTTATACAATTCTTGGACATCGTTATCTTGCACCTTTTGCTCCGGGAATCTAGCTTTGATCGACTCCACGTTGCACGGGTGACATAGATCACCTTTGTCGGTGTCCTCCATGAGTGCATCACATGCCTTGCATCGCATGTCAATGCACCTCCTGTGACTCATTGCCTATCAATTGCGCGTACATGGCCTCTAATTCGTCCGTGGGGCGACTTTCGAGGTCATCATGTAGGTAAGCACTGCACATGGCTAACATCTCGCTCACGGCCATTACGTTAAGCCTGTACTCACCTAGAGTATTCACAATTATGTCACGCCTTTGTTGCTCTGGGTCTGGTTCTTGGTCATCCGTCACGTCTTCCTGCCAGTATGTTGTACTCATTTGTTCATGCCTCGCTCTATTGTCATTACTTGGTCTATTAACTGTCTTTGCTTGTCTCTAAACTGTTTAGCAAAACCTACATTAAGGTTAGGCAACATTTTCTCAAACTTATCAGCCAGTTTCTCTGCTTCATAAATCGTTAAATATACTGTAACGCTACAGTCAGGGTACAAGATTATGTTAATTGGACTAATCCTGTTGTATTCTGAGTTAAACACTTGTTCCCATATACACACTGCAAACGACCTAGGCGCTAAATCTATGCTGACTGGTATCATTTCACCACCTCAGTTAGGCCATGCCAATCATTTATTCTTAAGCCTGCTAGCTTCCTGTCATGCGGTATATACCATGACCGTAAGCCAAGATGCAATCCAGTATAGCAGCGGCCTCTTGTGAGGCCATAGCGGGTCTTTTCTTTGCGTAGTCTGTAAATCATTGCTTTTTTTCCTTACGGGTTGTTTTCTTTTTGCCTGTGTAGCACGAGACGCATTTCAGCGCCTCATTGTTTTTTACCATTAAATCTATGCGCTTGAGTGTACCACAAGTGTTGCATGGTTGCACTGTCATAGTTCTATCACTCTCTCAATGTCATAGATAATTTTCGATAACCTGTTGGCACGTTCCAGCAAAGATTGTGCAAGCAATACAGCTTCTTTTTCGTTAACCGCTGACACTGTAAGTTCTACAGTTACGCCATAGTCCTTCAATTCAGGTTCGTATAGTTCATCCTGTAACGCCTCAATTGCCGCAGCGTCTGCGCGTTCTCGTGCTGCATCAATGCCGCCAATGACTTGCCCTAGTGTATTGAATAAATCCATAGTCTTTTGTTCCTTTAGTTAGTGAGTCCTATTAGCATAGCCCAGACAATCCAAACAAACAAGACCCCAGACAGCATGATGCTGCCATTGGTTGTTGCCCTATAGATTGCTTCCTGTCTTCTTTCTTCTTCCCTTTCTTCGCGTATGGTCTTTGTGTAGTCTTTTTTCATTGCTTTAGGTCTCCCCTAGTGAATCCAAAGCGAGCCAAGGATTGCACAAGGTGACGTTCTAAAACCTCGGCCTCGCTTATTTCTTCCTTTGTCCTTCGTTCTATGTCGCTGTGTGCTATCTGTAGTCGCATGTCGGGCAATTCTTCGCGGAAAAGTCTTATGTTAAAGAATGGCCCAGCGACGCTATCTACTGTCTCAATGGTGGCGAATGTGTCGCCTGTGGTGTTTGTTGCGGTTCTTATCATGTCAAAAGTTCCCTTGTTGTTGTATTCTGTTTATCCGTCGATGCTGGTCTGATATACACTTTTGGAAGTATTCAACCTCCAACGGTGATGGGTTTACCTTTTCTGCTAGTGTTTTCTCTAAACCGTAAAGCACCGCTAGTTCAATGTCCACCATGTTTTGGATATATTTTGCTTCTTGTTCCGCTGTTGTCATGTTTACTTTTCCTTTTGTTGTTAAATGTTAATCGCTGGCACTAATGCCGTGCTGAAGTTTGCCGCCCTAGTGCCGTGCACTGTAATGGCTACAGATTGCTTTTTACCATCACACAAGCCACATTGCAAGCATGACAAGCCTTGGCTGTCTGATAGGCACTCAACCTCACCGGACATGAGAGAATCACCAGCCATTGCTACCCTGAAAGTCTGAAAGCCTTGTTGCTGGTATTTTGTGGCCTGTCGTGGACTATCGGCGCTGACCATGCATAAAGACGCAATGCGAGCATCGAAAGCCTTGTGCCTAGCTTGGTGAGTGTATCCAGTGTGACCGATGCAAAGGTCAGTGATTGTCTGCCATACAGTAAATGGTGCCGCTGCAGGGTCGCCATATGCGCCTAAACGTACCTTACGACCGGCAAACAATGCAGCATGGTCTGCCATGTTAAACGCGGGATACTTGCCAGCTTTATAGGTGCGATATACTGCCGCTGGTGCTTGCCCGATGTTAACGTAACACGCACCACCAGTGCTTTGTCTGTGGACACAATTGCCACAAATGGATGAGTCTGCGCCAAGTTCTAAGGCTTCTAGTGGATGCATGTCCGACCTTATAATCCACGTCTGCACCATGTCACCGGTCTTGGCATTGGAAGACTTGAGCGTAGCGATAACGGCTATTGGTGCGCCGTCTAGTACGCTTGGGCCTTCATACAGTACAACACCATTTAGCTTTGGTGCTGCTTTTACTTTGATTCTTGCGCCTAGTAGTTTAGTCATTGTTTATTTCCCTAGTCTGCGGTTAATTTCCATATGGCAATAGTGTATCTCATCGGCATATTGTCCCCATTTTGGATTACCGGGCATTGCTGCCATAGCATCGCGACAATCTTCTATGATATAGCGCAAAGATTCGTTGGACAATGTTTTTACTTTTGCCATGTATTGAGTGTGCCATTGTCCGCTGTTGTCTGTATATGCTGCCATGTTTGCTCTCGTTTTGTTTAACTTGAGGCCATGATGCCGGAGCACTAACACAAAGACAAGAAGTTTCTTAGATCATTTGGTTATAATCAATTGGGTGCTTATGCCTACCTGTGAAAACCTTAGTGCTACTATATAGGTACACACTCTCAAGTTCTCTCAAGTACACTCAAGCAAACCGTTAGACTACCTCGCGCCCCTAAGTCTAACTGTTGTACTCTTTAGCGCACCTTAGTCTAACTGTTGGGCTTAGTGGCGCGCCTTAGTCTAACTGTTGTACTCTGTGGTGCGCCTAAGTCTAACTGTTGTAGTCTGTGGTGCGCCTAAGTCTAACGGTTGGGGCATGGGGCTAACGATAAAGGTACGGGGGGCCGCTGGCGCTGCTGTTAATTATTGTAGTAGGCACTCAGGTTCTCAAAAGTAAAAATTAGAAAACTACAGTAAAATAATAAAAAAGTAAGTAATTACTAACTTATGTAACCTCTTGAATACACAAGAGAAATAGAAACTTAGATCAAGTCAAGAAAATAACAGTAAAAAGTACTTGACAAATGCTAAAAAATATGCTATAATAAATAGGTATTCTTAGATAGCTTAAGGTAAATACATTATGGATAATCAAGATGATCCTCCTAAGCGTAAGCGAGGTAGACCAAGGAAAGGAGAGATAGTCAATAAGACTAGTGGCTCTAGAGGTAAGGTAGGTAGACCTAAAGGTGATGCTTCAATTATCAATGAGTATAAAGCTAGGATGTTAGCTAGTCCTAAGTCTCGTAGAGTACTAGATAGTATATTTGATGCAGCACTTAATGATGACCATAAGAATCAAGCAGCAGCTTGGAAGCTAGTTATGGATCGTATGCTGCCCTTGAGTTACTTTGAGAAAGATAGTGCCGGTGGGCGCTCAGCAGTATCCATTACAATCTCAGGTATAGGTAGTGGCTCAGTTGAGACTGATGTTACACCTAATGACCCTATAGAAGGAGAATACACAGATGTTTAAGTACTTCAGTAGGAATGAGTTTGTATGTAAAGAAACAGGTGAGAATGAAATTGAGGATGAGCTAATCTTTGCCTTAGATGAGCTTAGAGAGCACTGTGGTTTCCCTTTTGTAATCACAAGTGGCTATAGATCACCTGACCATCCTATTGAACTAAAGAAAAAGACTCCCGGTACACATGCACAGGGTATTGCAGCAGACATAGCTGTATCCTCTGGGCTACAAAGGTACACTATAGTAAAGAATGCTGTTAAGTTAGGCTTTACTGGTATTGGTGTAGCTGGTGGCTTTGTGCATGTAGACATTAGAGCTACTGATGCACCTGTAATGTGGACATATAGTTAGTGAACACTAACAAAGACTACCTAAAGACTTTAGCACAACAAGAAGATCTAAACTGGGACGGTGATCCTGAGTTAGACGTAGAGTATGAGTGTGTAGAGGAAAAAGATCTTGATGAGTATGTAGTCAAGTGGTTTTATGACTAATCTTAACATACAACTACTGGATTGGCAAAAGGAAGTCTGGTCATCCGACACCAGATTCAAGATTGTAGCTGCCGGTAGACGTACAGGTAAGTCCAGACTAGCAGCATGGATGTTGATAGTCAATGCTCTACAGGCAGACAAAGGCCATGTGTTCTATGTAGCTCCAACACAGGGACAGGCCAGAGACATCATGTGGCAAACACTATTGGAGCTGGCGCACCCTGTTGTAACCTCTAGTCACATTAACAACCTACAGATTAAACTGGTCAACGGTGCAACCATAAGCCTTAAAGGTGCCGATAGACCTGAGACCATGCGTGGTGTATCACTAAAGTTCCTAGTGATGGACGAGTACGCAGACATGAAGCCAGAGGTTTTTGAGCAAATCCTTAGACCTGCCTTGGCTGACCAAAAGGGTGCTGCGCTGTTTATTGGTACGCCTATGGGCCGTAATCACTTCTACGACCTGTACAAATACGCAGAGCTAGGTGACGATGAGTCCTATGAGTCATGGCACTTTACAAGCTATGACAACGAGTTGTTAGACCCAGACGAGATTGACCTAGCTAAAAAGTCTATGTCATCCTACGCTTTCCGTCAAGAGTTTATGGCATCCTTTGAAGCCAGAGGCTCAGAGATGTTTAAGGAAGACTGGGTTGTGTTTGATGAGACACCTGACATAGGTGACTACTACATCAGCATTGACTTGGCTGGCTTTGAGGACGTAAGTAAGAAAAGAACTAAAAACTCTAAGCTGGATGAATCTGCAATTGCAGTAGTGAAGGTCAACGAAAACGGCTGGCACTTAGAGAACATCATACACGGTAGGTGGGACTTAGCGGAGACAGCTAGGAAGATATTTGAGGCTGTGCGGGACTACAGGCCCATTAGTGTAGGCATAGAGCGTGGTATCTCTAAGCAGGCTGTTATGTCACCATTGATGGACATGATGAAGCAGAACGGTAGATTTTTTGTTGTGGAAGAACTAACCCACGGCAACCGTAAAAAGACAGACAGAATCATGTGGGCACTACAGGGTAGATTTGAGAACGGTCAGATTACCTTGGGCAAGGGTGAGTGGAACAGTAAGTTTTTAGATCAACTGTTTCAGTTTCCTGACCCATTGACACATGATGACCTTGTAGATGCTTTTGCGTACACAGACCAACTAGCTAAAGTAGCCTACAGTTATGACTTTGAGATTGATGATCTTGAGGTCTTGGACGTTGTAACAGGATATTAATATGGCAAAGTCAAGAGTCAATGAAGCCGGTAATTACACCAAGCCCACTATGCGTAAGAACCTATTTAATAAAATCAAAGCAGGTGGCAAGGGTGGTAAGCCCGGACAATGGAGTGCGAGAAAAGCCCAGATGTTGGCAAAAGAGTACAAAGCCAAAGGTGGAGGATACAAATAATGAAGGGTGTATCACACTATACCAAAGAAGGCAAAGAATGGAAAGGCAATACTCACAAGATGCCAAACGGACAATTGCATACGCATAAGTCTCATGGCAAGACCAGTCAACGCTTGTATCACTTCAAAGAACTAAGCAAGACTGCACAAAAGAGAGCTAAATAATGGCTCTTTCTAAGTCACAACAGTCCTTAAAGAAGTGGACTAAGCAGAAGTGGCGTACAAAGTCAGGGAAGCCTAGCACTCAAGGCTCAAAAGCTACAGGTGAGCGTTACTTACCAGAGAAAGCAATCAAGTCTTTGTCGGCTAAAGAGTACGCAGCTACCACCAGAAAGAAAAGAAAAGACACAAAAGCCGGTAAACAGCACAGTAAGCAGCCTAAACGCATTGCTTCTAAGACTAAACGCTCACGTTAAGGGTAAACAGTATGGATTATGGCGACAACGATGTTCTATCTAGCGATGAACACCTAGAAAACTGGGTAATGGCTAAGTGTGACTCGTGGAGAGACCACTATGAGTCTAATTATGCGGAAAGATTTGAAGAATTTTACCGTTTGTGGCGGGGAATCTGGGCAGCAGAGGACATGGAGCGCAAAAGTGAGCGTTCACGTATCATTTCCCCTGCATTACAGCAGGCGGTAGAGTCTAGTGTAGCTGAGATTGAGGAGGCCACCTTTGGTAGAGGCAAATACTTTGATATTACGGACGAACTTGGCGATGCTGAGTCGCAAGATGTCGTGTATTTACGGCAAAAACTGCATGAAGACTTTGAAAAAACACAGATTCGCAAGCAAGTAGGCGAATGTTTGATTAACAGTGCAGTATTTGGCACTGGTGTAGCTGAAGTAGTGCTAGAGGAAGTCAAAGAAATGGCTCCTGCTACACAACCTATCATGGACGGACAGCTACAGGCAGTAGGGGTAAACGTCACAGACCGCACAGTAGTCAAGCTGCGCCCTGTAATGCCACAGAACTTCTTGATTGATCCTGTAGCAACCACCATACAGGACGCTGTAGGAGTCGCTGTAGACGAGTTTGTTCCACGACACAAGGTGCAACAGCTACAGGAAGAAGGTGTCTACAGGGACGTGTACGTAGGTCAGGCGGCTAGTGACTATGACTTAGAGCCAGACCAAGACCTTACAAGCTACGACGAAGACAAGGTACGCCTAACTAAGTACTACGGTCTTGTACCTCGCTACCTCTTGGAGATTGGCGAAAAGGAAGCAATGCTTGACGATGATGAAGACATTGCAGACATTGAAGTAGAGGAGCCGGAGAAAGACGAAGATGCAAGCTATTACGTCGAAGCTATTGTGGTTGTGGCTAATGGAGGCATCCTGCTAAAGGCAGAAGCTAATCCATACATGATGCAGGATCGTCCTGTAGTAGCCTTCCCTTGGGATGTAGTTCCCGGTAGGTTCTGGGGCCGTGGTGTGTGTGAAAAAGGCTACAACAGCCAGAAGGCGCTTGATACAGAGCTACGGGCACGTATTGATGCCCTAGCCCTAACCGTGCATCCAATGATGGCTATGGACGCTACACGGCTTCCTAGAGGCTCTAGGCCAGAGGTACGCCCCGGTAAGATCATCTTAACCAATGGCGACCCTAAGACTGTACTTAATCCATTTAACTTTGGTCAAGTCAGTCAGATTACTTTTGCACAGGCAGCGGAACTACAGAAGATGGTTCAGATGTCTACAGGCGCTATTGACTCCGCTGGTATTCCCGGTAGTATCAATGGTGACGCTACGGCTGCTGGTATCAGTATGTCCCTTGGTGCAATCATCAAGCGTCACAAGCGCACCTTGATTAACTTTCAACAGTCCTTCCTGATTCCATTTGTTAAAATGGCTGCTTGTCGTTACATGCAGTTTGATCCTGAGAACTATCCTGTCAAAGACTACAAGTTTAACACTACGTCTACCTTGGGCATCATTGCTCGTGAGTACGAAGTAACACAGCTAGTGCAACTGTTGCAAACCATGCCAGCAGAGTCTCCATTGTACAACACGCTAATTCAGTCAATCATTGACAACATGAACCTGTCTAACCGTGAAGAACTAATGGCTAAACTACAGCAGGCAGAGCAAGCATCACAGCCTACACCTGAGCAACAGCAGATGCAACAAGCGGCTGCACAGGCACAGATGGCCTTCCAGCAGTCCCAGACAGCAGCACTCAACGGTCAGGCACAGGAGTCTCAGGCTAGAGCGCAGAAGATTGCTGTAGAAACACAGCTTGCACCACAGGAGCTACAGATTGACCAGATTAAGGCAGTCACGGCTAACCTGAAGGCAGGAGACCAAGAGGACAAGGAGTTTGAGCGTCGAATGAAGATTGCTCAGACATTCTTGAAAGAAAAAGAGATTGACTTAAAGAATCAACCTCAACAGCAACCTATGCAACCCCAGCAACCCCTTCAACTAAGACAAGGATAAATTGATGGTAGTTACACGCACAGAGCTAATGCAGATTGTAGATCAAGTTAACAAGAAGTTTGAAGAACTAGAGTCTAAAATCAAAGAGCTTGAAGCCAAGAAGCAGCCGGTTAAGAAGCCAGCACCAAAGGCGGCATAATTATGGCAACACGACGAGATAAACCTATACGCAAGACTACAGGCAAAGGCGGTAACTATCGTTCTACTAAGTCTGGCGCAGGCATGACTGAGAAAGGCGTTAAGGCTTACAGAGCCGCTAACCCCGGCAGTAAGCTAAAGACTGCTGTTACAGGTAAAGTTAAAGCAGGCAGTAAAGCTGCTAAGCGACGTAAATCTTACTGTGCTAGGTCACTAGGGCAGCTAAAAAGAAGTTCCGCTAAAACTAGGAACGATCCTAACTCTAGAATTAGACAAGCTAGACGCAGGTGGAAATGTTAATTGTCTACAGGAGAGATAATTATGCCCGGATACGGTATGGGATACGGTAAAAAAGCAATGAGCGGCAAAAAGAAAAAGAAGCCGATGACTCAACAGAAACGCACGGGTACTCGTAGAGGCCGATAATGATAATTGAATCGGTTGCAGCCGCTTCAGCCATCTTGTCGAGTTTGAATGGACTCATAAGGACAGCTAATGAGTCTGGGCAAGGTATCCAGCAGCTTATGGGTACTATTAGTGACTTTGGTGAAGCCCTAACAAACTTTGAAGTAGAGCGAAAGTCCAGTACATTCAAGCCTCTTAGTCAGAGTGAGATTTTGAAGCTTACCCAGATTAAAAAAAGCTATGAAAGATACTGGAAGGACGTTCACGATCTACTTCTTGTAGCAGACCCTGAGACTTTAGAAGCCTTCAAAAAAGCTAAGGCAGAACAAGAGCAAGCTAGACAGCAGCACTTGCGCCTTATAGCTCGTAAGAAGAAAGAAAGAGAAATACTAATGCAGCAAGTTGCAATAGGCTCTCTTGTGTTTGTAGTAGGTGCTGCGGTTGCAATTGGTGCATTATCTATAGTAATAAAAACATTTAGTTAAAAAAACGCTTGACAAATACGAAAAAGTATGATATAATGTATAGGTACTTTACGTACAAAGTATTCTTTAACAAAGGTAAAATACAATGACTCAAGAGTTAGAAACTTACTTCAACAATTACTTTGCGATGTTTCGTTCAGAAGGCTGGAAACAGCTAATCTCTGATTTACAAGGTAATGTTGCACAGATCAACTCAGTAGAATTGACTACGGATAATGATAACTTGAACTTTCGCAAAGGACAGTTAGCTATCCTAGCAACAATCTTTAATCTTGAAACACAGATTGATAACGCTCATGCAGAAGCAGAATCAGGTGAAGACACTGAGGAAGCTCTAGATGAGGCTGTTTGACTTTAGATGTCCTTGCGGACAACTGTTTGAAGATTTAGTAAAGTCTGATGTCACAACTTCTAGGTGCAGTTGTGGCTTAGACGCAAAGCGTGTAATTTCTCCAGTACGCTCTAATTTAGAAGGTATCAGTGGTGACTTCCCTGATGCACATGCTAAGTGGGCTAGAAAGAGAGAATCACACATGGCATACGAAAGAAGGCAATCCTCCTAGAGAACCTTCATAATAAAGTTCTCCACAATACTAAGGTACGGAGTTAATAATGGCTAAGATTATTGAACCTGAGCGTCAACAGGATAACCAAGACGAACAACAACTAGAAATGTTTACTGAGGAGCAACAGGAAACTCCTGAACCACAGGAACCTGAGATTCCCGACAAGTATAAAGGCAAGTCTGCTGAAGAACTTGTACAGATGCACCAAGAAGCTGAAAAGCTATTGGGCCGACAAAGTTCTGAAGTAGGTGAGTTACGTAAGGTTGTTGATACGTATATCCAGACTCAACTCACTCAAGATCAACAAGAAGCACCCCAACAAGACGAAGAAGTAGATTGGTTTACAGACCCTGATAAGGCTGTAGATAGGGCGATTCAAAACCACCCTAAGATTAAGGAAGCTGAAGCACTCACTCAGCAATACAAGCATAGTACTGCTATGTCGGAGCTACAACGTAAGCACCCTGACATGCAGCAGATACTACAAGATGCTAACTTTGCTGAATGGATCAAAGCCTCTAAGGTCAGGACTAGACTGTTTGTAGCAGCAGACCAACAGTACGATCACGAAGCCGCCGATGAGTTATTTAACTTGTGGAAAGAGCGACAAAATATCGTACAACAGACTGCCGCTGTAGAGCAACAAGCTCGTAAGCAATCAGTTAAGACAGCATCTACTGGTAATGCCAGTGGTAGCACTGAG